ATGACCTTCGATTTGCGATTGCCCGCGCTGGCCGGCCTGGCCACCGCCGGTTTTCTTCTTGCCGCGCCTGCGCCGGTACTTGCTGACGGTGCGCAATACTGCATCGCGCAGAGTGGTGCCAACGGCTCCGGCTCCTATGTGGGCAACTGCATCTATACGACATACGAGCAATGCAGCGCTGCCGCCGTCGGAACGCGCGGCAATTGCGTTGGCAATGTCGAATATCGCGGCGGTTCTGCCGCATCGCCAACGCCGCGCAGCCGTCGTATGCGGTGATCGACATCAGCCAGGGACCGATATGCCGTTTTGCCGATTTGCACTTATCGCCGCCGCCCTTTTCACCATCGCATCGGCACCAGCCGATGCGCGGCCCGCAAAGGGCGCGCGCTCCAGCATCCCACCTTACTGCGTATTGATCACCGGGCCGCGGGGATTTCCGTTGCCACAGATCTGTGAGTTCTACGATTATCGGCAATGCCTGCAGGCGGCAGCCGATATGCGCGGCAATTGCGTGATTAATATCGACTATCCCTACGAGATCAGAAGCGCGCCCGGCGCGAACTGGTCGCGGCCGCCTCGGCAATAACGGCGCAACGCTCTGACACCACTGGCGAAACGTCGGGTTGAGAGATTTATATCCGCTTTAAGATTTTATGCCTTGACAGCGTCGCGCTGCCGAAGTAGGTTTACGGCATGCTCCACAATTGGGTTCTAAGGCCGGCAGCTTCGCTGCAACGCCTCGAATCGCGGGCGTTTTCACCTTTATTTCGATGTCATTCTGCCCCGGAACATCACTTCCGATGACGCGTTGCTTTTGGACCAAGGGCGATGCGCGCCCATTCCATGAAGTGCCTGAAGGCACCCGGGCGAGATAGTTCTCATTGCGCCCGAGCAGAGAGAGGACGCCATGGCAACAAAGCAGAACGGACAGATCGTCGAATCCGCAACCGAGGCACGACAGGCCGAGCCGGGACCGTCGGTGCTCGCGCTGTTGTCGATGAGCACGGGTCTCGCAGTGATCATTCTGGCGGTGGTGTGGTTCGTGTTCTTCCGGACGTAGTCACGCGCCAACGACGACGGATTGCGAACGCCAGCACAGCGAGTGACGCACATGACCAGGACGACGACAGCCCGACCGGCGACAAAGCCGGTGCGGGCTGTTTCCTTATGCGACGACGCGGACCCGGCGGCGAACGCCGCCGGTGATGACGATGCGGAGGCGCGCAGGCTTGCCGGCGTTGCGCTTCGCAAGAAAACCGTCGCCGCGACGATGGTTTATGCAGGCCTCGGGGTGCGCGCAGCGCAGCGCGTGAAGGCGACGCCGAAATCGCCGCAACGAAAATCAACGCGCAAGAAGGCAACTGAGCCCGAACAGGCGCAATCCGACATGCCAGTAGCGCCTGTCGATGCCTCGGTAGCTCCCGACAGACGCAAGCGATCGCGCACCCAGTCGCAGCTGATCGCGCGCTTCGTAAATACGATCGACGGCCAGCTTGATCAGATCGATGCGATCATGCGCGATCCCAACCGCGGCGAGGGCGCACCGAGCGATGCCGAACGCCATGCGCGCGCCGTGGCGGCTTTGGCGCGTGTCACGGTGGAACTTCGCAAGGAGCTCGAGGCCGGCAGGCGGAGACGCGCAGATGACGACACTGCCTCAGGTCGCGAGCGATCCGCCGATGCCGATCGCCCCCGCGATCTCGACGAACTCCGCGAACGCCTTTCTCGACGTCTGGACCTCAGGCTCGCAGGCGGACCGGCTGTTCCTGTGGCAGACGATGCTGCCGGAGGAAATCGAATTCCTGAGTGAGTGCTGGGAGGTCTTCGCGCATCCGCACCAGGTGCCGCCGCGATGCGCACAGAACGGCGAGCCGTGGCTGACCTGGCTGCTGATCGGCGGCCGTGGCGCCGGCAAGACGCGCGCCGGCGCGGAATGGGTGCGCGCGCAGGCGCTGGGCAGGGCGCCATTCGCGGACAGCGTGGCCGGGCGCATCGCGCTGGTGGGCGAGACCGAGCATGACGTGCGCGAGGTGATGATCGAGGGTGTCTCCGGCATTCTTGGCGTGCATGCACGGCACGAGCGGCCATTGTGGTCGCCATCGCGACGGCGGCTGGAATGGGCGAATGGCGCGATCGCCGAAGTGTTTTCGGCGGAAGATCCGGAAAGCCTGCGCGGGCCGCAGTTTCACTGTGCGTGGTCGGACGAGATGGCGAAGTGGCGGCAGGCCGAGGCGGCGTTCGACATGCTGCAATTCGGATTGCGCCTCGGCCACGGGCCGCGGCAGCTGATCACGACGACGGCGCGGCCGAGCAAGCTGTTGAAGCGCCTGCTCGCCGATCCGTCGACAGCCGTGACGCGGGCCGCGACGGCAGCGAATGCGTTTCATCTCGCACCGACATTCCTGCGCCATGTGATGGCGCGCTATGCCGGCACACGGCTGGGGCGACAGGAGCTGGATGGCGAGATCATCGAGGATCGGCCGGATGCGCTGTGGTCGCGCGCGCTGCTGGAGCAGTGCCGCGTGGATGCGGCGCCGGGGCTACAACGCATCGTCGTCGCGGTGGATCCGCCGGCGACATCGAGCAAGCGCGCCGATGCCTGCGGCATCGTGGCGGCGGGACTCGCGGAGGGCGGCATGGTTTTCGTGCTGGCCGATGACAGCGTCAGCGGCGCGACGCCGACCATGTGGGCCAGCAAGGCGATCGCGCTGTGGCACCGGCTGGAGGCCGATGCGCTGGTGGTCGAGGTCAACCAGGGCGGCGACATGGTGCGCATGGTGATCAACGAGATCGACGCAGGCGTGAATGTGACCCAGGTGCGCGCCTCGCGCGGAAAATGGATGCGCGCCGAGCCGGTGGCGGCGCTCTATGAGCAGGGCCGCGTGAAACATGTCGGTGCGTTCCCGGCGCTGGAAGACGAGCTGTGTGATTTCGCCAGTTCGGGATTGTCGAATGGCAGGTCACCGGACCGGCTCGATGCGCTGGTCTGGGCGGTGGCCTCGCTGGCACTGGGACGGCGCGGGGACGGGCCGAAGATCAGGACGCTGTGACGGTCTCTCATTGTCGTCGCCCGGCCTGCTGTACGGCCCGGGCGATCCAGTCAACGCTGGCTGCAAGATGCAAACGTGAAGACTGTGCGGACTGGATCACCCGCTTTCGCGGGTGATGACAATTTGTGCGGGATAGGGACACATCATGTTCGAACGCCTGAAAGCCTATCTCGCGGCGCCGGAGACCAAGGCATCGCGGACGGCAAAGCTGCTCGCCTTTCAATATGAAGGCCGCGCGCGGTGGACGGCGAAGGACTATGCGTCGCTGGCGCGCGAAGGCTATATCGCCAATGCCATCGTTCATCGCGCGGTCCGGCTGATCGCGGAGAATGCGGCGGCGTGCCGCTTCCTCGTATTCGATGGCGCCGATGAGCGCGAGGCGCATCCGCTGATGCAACTGCTGACGCGGCCCAACCCGCGGCAGGATGGCAGCGTGTTCTTCGAGACGCTCTACGCGCATCTGCTGCTCGCGGGCAATGCCTATATCGAATCCGTGACGCTGGACGAGCGCGTGCGCGAGCTCCATGCGCTGCGGCCGGACCGCATGAAGCTGGTCGCCGGCAGCGATGGCTGGGCCGAGGCCTATGAATACACCGTCAACAGCCGCAGCCTGCGCTTCGACCAGGCATCAGCAAAGGTGCCGCCGATCCTGCATCTCAGTTTCTTTCATCCGCTCGACGACCACTATGGCCTTGCGCCCATCGATGCCGCGGCCACCGCGCTCGACACCCACAATGCCTCGGCCAAGTGGAACAAGGCGCTGCTCGACAATGCGGCGCGGCCCTCTGGCGCGCTGGTCTATGCCGGCGCGGAAGGCTCGGTGCTGTCCGATGCGCAATTCGACCGACTGAAGCGCGAACTCGAGGGCAACTACCAGGGCGCGGTGAATGCCGGGCGGCCGCTGCTGCTGGAAGGCGGGCTCGACTGGAAGCCGATGGCGCTGACGCCGAAGGACATGGATTTCCTCGACGCCCGTCACACCGCCGCGCGCGAGATCGCGCTGGCCTTCGGCGTGCCGCCGATGCTGCTCGGCATTCCCGGCGACAACACCTTTGCCAATTTCGCCGAGGCCAATCGCGTGTTCTTCCGCCAGACCGTGCTGCCGCTGGCCGCGCGCACCGGCCATGCGCTAGCGCAGTGGCTGGCCGGCGAATATGGCGAGGCTGTCCGCGTCGAGATCGACACCGATCGCATCGACGCACTGGCAGGCGACCGTGTCGCGCTGTGGGAGCGGGTCAATGCGGCGGCGTTTTTGACGCTGAACGAAAAACGCGAGGCCGTCGGCTATGCGCCGGTGGAGGGCGGCGACAGGTTGGGGTAGGATCGCAGCATGCCGCTCACTTACGTCATCCCCGATCTGCACGGCCGCCGCGATCTGCTCGATGCCGCGCTGGCGCACATCGATACCCATGCGGCGGGCGCCGCGCTGACGCTGGTCGTGCTCGGCGATTACGTGGACAAGGGGCCGGATTCGCGCGGCGTGATCGCGCGGCTGCGGGCAGGGATGCCCGCGCCGTGGCGGACCGCGATGCTGAAGGGCAATCACGATGCGCTGATGGTGGCGGCGCTGCGCGGCGACATCGCTATGGACGACTGGCTCGAAAAGGGCGGCGACACCGCGCTGGCCTCCTATGGCGGTGAGGCCGCCGATGTGCCGGTGCATGACATCGCCTGGCTCGACGGCCGGCCGCTGTTCTATGAGGACACGCATCGCGTCTATGTGCATGCCGGCGTCGATCCCGCGCGGCCGCTGCGCCAGCAGGAGCCGCTGGTGCTGCTGACCAAACGCTATGCCGATGATGATGACAGCGGGCTCGGCGGCAAGCATGTGGTGCATGGCCATGACCGCCATCCCGACGGGCCGCTGCTGCTGCAGCACCGCAGCAATCTCGACACCAATGCCTGGGCGACCGGGCGGCTGGTGATCGGCGTGTTCGATGACGCCGTGCCGGGCGGACCGGCGGAGCTGATCGCGGTCGGGCTCTGATCACTACCATGGCGCCGCCGCTCCGGCGTCGCCGCTTCTGACAATCTGGAATGCGCATGCAGGCTGCCCCGCGAGGGGACGGCGTGTTTGCGGTTGGGTGACTGCCATGACCGTGATCTCCGAGTTGATCGACACCTTTCTCACCCGCGGCGATCTCGCGCATCTGGCGCTGTTTCTGTGGGCCTCGGTGGCGAGCCTGGCTGCGCTGTTCGCGCTGCGCGAACTGGCCGGCGCGTCGCGGCGGTTCGATGAATTCGTGCGGCAGCTCGCGCTGTTCAATCGTCGCGTGGGGCGGCGCGGGCGCAATGCCGATAGAGACAACGACTGCGATCGCGAATGATCGCGCTTTCAGGAGTGCGATGATGGACCGCCTGCATGACGTGCTGCGTTCGATCCGGCCGGAGACCAAGGCCGCCAAAAATCATCTGACCGTGTTTCGTGAATTCCTCGCGCATCTCGACCAGCTGCAGCGCCAGGCGCCGAACAGGAATCCGTCGCTGCGGCGGAAGGTGACGCGCCGCGCGAAGTAGTTCTTTTCCCTCCCCGGAGCGAAGCGATTGGGGAGGGTGGCACGAGGCGAGCGTTCAGCGAGCCTCGTGACGGGTGGGGTGCCTCCGCAGGCGACGTCGCCTGTGGAGACACCCCGCCCTGACCCTCCCCACTGCGCCGCTGCGCGGCAGGGGGGAGGGACACTGCTGACAGAGCTTTTCTTCACCACATCTTTTATTCCCCCGAGGCCGCCCATGCTCGCGCCCGCGCCCACTCCTGCACGTCTGGCGCTGACGCCGGACGGGATCATCGAGGGCTATGCCTCGCTGTTCGGCGCCGTCGACCAGGCGCGCGACATGGTGATGCCCGGCGCCTTCAAGCTGACGCTGCAGCAGCGCGGTGTCCGGCGCATTCCGATGCTGTTCCAGCACGATCCCTCGGAGCCGATCGGCATCTGGCTGGAGCTGCGCGAGGATTTCCGCGGGCTGTGGGCGCGCGGCAAGCTGATCCCCGAAGTGACGCGGGCGCGCGAACTGTTCGCGCTGCTCAAGGCCGGCGTCGTCGACGGCCTGTCGATCGGCTATCGCACCCGCCACGGCGCCATCGATCCGAAGACGCGCATCCGCCGGCTGCACCAGGTCGATCTCTGGGAGATCTCGCTGGTGACATTCCCGCTGCTCGACGGCGCCCGCGTGGATGCGGTGAAGCAGTCGCGCCTGCGCAGCGCGGCCGAGCGCGAATGGCAGCAGCTCATGGGTTCAGACCCGTTCGTTCCAGGCGATGGCGCGGACGCACCGCCAGCGCCTGCACGGCGCGGGAGAGTGGTGTGCTCACTGCACTCCCGCGCCGCAAGGAAGCAGGCGTTGCGTGGCGTGAGCGCTGATCTTGCGTTCGGAGCTGGTCGATGATGGAGCGCAGCAGTGACGGTGCCTATCGGTTTGAGTCGATCCGATGATACGACTGCACCGGTGGACCAAACGGATCCGCTGCCAATCGTTCCAGTTGCTCAGCGAAGTCGCTTCTTTACCGATGAATGCGGTGATCCGTACTATAGTCCTGGTAGGCATCATGAGATGCCGCAGAGCATTTTCTAGAAATGGGACTCGCAGCCGGACACCCGCCGTGTTTCGTGGTTACAACGACTCTGTTCGTTTGCTGCGTAGATTGAAGCTATCGCGAACGGGGCGAGGCTCCCAGTGAGGATGCCGGCATGAGTATCGATGTTGAAGTCAAACAGCAACGAGACTGGCAGATCCTTCACGATGCAATCACGGGGGTCGTCGATCTCTACGGCGTAAAAAATGCTTTCGGAAAAGGCGACTACTGGCTGCTGGACGAGAACTGGGGGCGCTACTCCCAGCAACTCGAATTTCAGAATCTCGATCTCTTCCAGCCTGTCCTCCTCGCTGCGTTACAGAACCTGCTGCACTCATTTCCCGGCTGGTACATCACGATCCGTGTCGACGTCGTCGGTAAGGAAGACACATGGCCCGGTATGGGCGTCATTGTTTATCGTGACCGCATTATTGACGATCTAAGACGCGATTTTCTTCCGCCTGGATTTCCCAGCGGCCTGTTCGGCGAGACGCAGGCTGCAGAAGCTGAGCGGATCGCGGAACGCGTCAAGACCCTGATGGCTTTGACCCAGCTGAAGCGACGTCGCTAGGCTCACTGGCGGCTCGATGCGGTCGCGCGTCGTCATGCGTGATCCATGCGCCCAGAGCTGCTCCACATGATGCCAGAGAAAATATCGGTCAATCGCGGCCGGGCACTCGCATGTCCAATCTCAACTATGTCCATCAACCCGGAGACCATCATGAATTTCGACCTTACCGGCGCTGCCCCCGAACATAAGGCCGGCTTCGCCGCGCCGCGCGAAAGCTACGACGAGTTGCGGCAGACCTTCGAGGACTTCAAGGCAGCGAATGACGAGCGCCTGGCGGACATCGAGCGGAAGCGCGGCGATGTGCTGCTGGAAGAAAAGGTCGATCGCATCAATGCCGCGCTTGATGCGCAGCAGCGACGGCTGGATGACATCGTTCTGCGTGCGGTACGCCCGGGGATTGGCGGCTTACGGACGTCGCGTGACATGGGTGCGCGCGAACACAAGAGTGCGTTCGATGCCTATGTACGCTCCGGCGATATCGAGGCGCTGCGAGCGCTCGAGACCAAGGCGATGTCGGTGGGCAGTAATCCGGATGGCGGGCATCTGGTACCGCCCGAACTCGAACGCACGATCGGTCAGCGGCTGATGGCGATCTCGCCGATCCGTAGCATTGCTGCGGTCCGCGAGATCTCCAGCAGCGTTTACAAGAAGCCGTTCATGACCGCGGGACCGGCGACGGGGTGGGTTGGCGAGACCGATGCGCGGCCGCAAACAGCATCTCCCACGCTGGATGCGCTGTCGTTCCCGGCGATGGAGCTCTACGCCATGCCGGCGGCGACTGCGACCCTGCTCGATGACAGCGCCGTCGATCTCGACCAGTGGATCGCCTCCGAAGTCGAGCTCGTGTTCGCCATGCAGGAGGGCGCAGCTTTCGTTAGCGGCGACGGCGTCAACAAGCCGAAGGGCTTTCTCAGCTATGCGACGGTGGCGAATGCGTCCTGGAGTTGGGGCAATCTCGGCTATCTCGCATCGGGCGTTGCGGGTGCGTTTGCGGCGTCGAATCCATCCGACACGCTGGTGGATCTGATCTATGCACTGAAGGTCGGCTATCGCCAGAATGGTTCCTTCGTGATGAACCGCAAGACCCAGGCGACGATCCGCAAATTCAAGGATTCGACCGGCGCCTATCTGTGGCAACCGCCCGCCCAGAGCGGCGGCCGCGCCACGCTGATGACGTTTCCGGTGGTGGAGGCGGAGGACATGCCGGATGTCGCGGCGAATGCTCTGGCGGTGGCGTTCGGCGACTTTCAGCGCGGCTACCTGATCGTGGACCGGGTCGGTGTGCGGGTGCTGCGCGATCCATACAGCGCCAAGCCCTATGTGCTGTTCTACACGACCAAGCGTGTCGGTGGCGGCGTGCAGGACTTTGACGCGATCAAGCTGCTGAAGATGGCGGCGAGCTGAGAGATCGCCAATGGTGCAGGCGATATGTGTCGCCTGCACTCGGTCACTCAGCAATACGTGAAGTAGTTGCAGCCGAATTGCGGCCGTCCGATGAGCAGCTCCTGCGGCGCGCCGTAGTGGCTGTAATAGTAGGACACCTGTGGCGGGCCAAAATAGCGATGCACCTGGACCGGCACGCCGCCCTGAGGCGAGTAGGTGGTGATCTTGTCCCACGCCGGAGATTGGATCTCAAGGTAACGCCCACGGCCGGCGAGCGGCGCCGGCTCCTGCACTTTGCCATAACGCGGATAGCCTGAAAGATCCGCTGCAACGGCTGGCACTGTCACAGCGGTAACGATGCAAGCGAAGGCGAGCGTGCGCAGCATGACGGGCATTTCCATGAAAAAGCGTTTCATCGCTCGAGCGCGTTGATGGTGAAGGTGCAATGCACTGTTACCAGAACTGACTTGCGCCAGGCTGATTGCCGAATTGCGTCAAGTGACTGCGATGGCGCTTCATTTTCTTTCCCGCAGTGGTCACTCCTTGCGGAGGTGGACATGATCGCCTGGCTGCTTCACCAGCAATGTCGGTTCATGCGTCCGGATGGCGGCCGATATTTGCGTCCGGATATCGGACGTTTTCTCCAGCCGGAAAGGAAGTGGGAGGGGCAGCCGCGGATTGCAGCGGGCACCGAAAGTGGCGGCCAGTTTACGTTCGGTACCCAGTCCAGCGGCGGCGATGCGGACGGAGATCAGTTCGCAGGCAACACAGTGAACCATCTCGAAGAAATCGTCGTTGTGGCGAGTCGAGACGGTGAAGGTGGTGCTGAAGGAGAACCAGGGGAAGAAGACTGGGTCAATTCTTCAGACAATCGACACATCGGCGATAACAGTAAGCACTTTCTTGAAGACCCTCCCGAGATACCTGAGATAAAACCCTCTCGTTCACCGTCGGCAGTTCTTCGCGCTGCGGTGAGTTGGATAGCTCGTGCTCTTGCTGCACGTGCGTTTGGCGCTGTGAGTTTCTTCATCGGCATACTCAGTGCTAGAGCCTGGGTAAAAGCCAAGGCGCACGAGATTGTCACATCGCTCGATCCGCCTAGATCGATAGAAGAACTGGAAGCGGCGGTTGATGTGCCGCGGACTGGGACAGAGCTCCATCACCACAAGATGGAGCAGCATGTTTCTAGAATCCGCGGTATACCTCAACGGGAGATCGATGCGCCCGGAAATCGTGTTAGGATTCCGACGTTGAAGCACTATGATATTACAAGCTGGTATCGAACGCCCAACGAGAATTATGGAGGCCTGACACCACGCCAGTATTTGGCGGACAAAGCGCCCGATGAACATGCTCGCGTTGGACGTGAAGCTTTGCTTCTCTTCGAGGTACTCAAGCCATGAAAACCTATGATCTGTCGCAGCAGACGGTCGATCAACTCGTCGATCGGTTTCTTGCGCTCTCGCTTGCGAAGGGCGAAGCGCTTGTGGAAGGCCAGATCGCAAAGGTAAACCGCCTCTATTGGAAGATTGACGCCTTGAGGAAAGAATTAAAATCGCGTGACAGCGACCAGCGTCGCGCGCTTCATGTATTTTACAATCATCCTGATCCTCAAGTTCGTTTGGAGGCTGCGAATGCGACACTGGCAGTTCTTCCGACTGAGGCACGGGCCGTGCTTCAAATGATTATTGATCGGCATGAGTTTCCTCAAGCCGGCCATGCCGGATTCACGCTGCTGTATCTGAGTGACGGCCGGTATGTTCCTGAATGAGGTGGCGTCGGAGATCGTTTGCGCCATCACCCCTTCAACACAAACCTCTTCCTTAACTCCACCGCCACGTCATCCGCCAGCTTCTGCGCATAGGTCGCGTGTTTCGGCGCGGTGATCACCATCGGCCGCCAGCCGAGCAGGGGATCGGGGCGGACGGAGACATAGACGCCGCCGACAACGATGCGCTGGGCGATCATCTCTTCGAGTTCGGCTTCGGTCTTTTCTTCCTTGCCCAAGTGGCTTTCCTCCCGGCGGTGAAAGCTACTTCCTCATGTGGTGACGCGTTTCGCTCTTGCCCATTCACAAAGTCGTCAAGAATCTCGCCTCGAGGCGTTGTGGCAAGCGCGCGGCTCAGCAATAGCCATACCAGCCGCAGCCATAGGGCGCGCGGCTGAAGATCGTCTCCGGCTTCGTGCCGTAATAGGAGCGATAATAATACGAATTCGGCTTGCCGTAATAGCCATGCACGATGGAGGGAATATAGACCTCCGGGGCATAGGTGACGATCGGTTCCTCGACCGGCTTTTCCTTCTCCACCACCACGATACGGCGGGGGCTGGGCGCCGGCTCGGCGAACACCGCGCCCAGGCGGCTGTGGCCGGCGAGATCGGCGGCGTTAGCCGAAGCCGTGGTGAAGGCGAGGATAAGGATGGGGGCGAGTGTCCGCATGATTCGCCGAGGATAGCGGAGAAGGTTTCACGAAGATTAACGATGGGCACGCAGACGTAGGGCGGATGAGCGGAGCGTAATCCGCCGGCCGATTGCATGGGACGAAGAATGGCGGATGACGCCTTCGGCTCATCCGCCCTACAGCGCCACGCCCCAGGCTTTCGCCGTCTGCAGGATCCAGTCGCGATAGAGCGTCAGCGGCGTCACGCCGGTGAGGCCGCCGCAGCCGGCACTGCTCTTCGCGCCGGTGGACCATGAGATCACGCCGATCACCACAGGGCGGCCGTTCTGCTGCTGCAGCACGGGGCCGCCGGAGTCGCCGGTGCAGGCGCCGAGGCCGGGGCGCTCGTTATTGGTGGCGGGATCGAGCAGGCGGATCTGCAACTTGCCGGGATGGCTGGTGGAGACGAGCTGCGCGGAGCGCACCGTGCCGCCGCTCTTGCCATCGCCGCGCGCGGCGACGCCGATGCCGGCGATGGTGTAGTCCTGGCCCGCCTCGAAGGGCTCGAGCGGGCGGCCGAGCGGCAGCGCGGTCTTGCCGGCGAGCGGTTCGTTGAGCTGCAGCAGCGCGATGTCGGCGCTGGCGCGATGCGCCTTGATGCCCTGCGCATTGAAGCCGGGATGATCGGCGACGCGCCTCACGGCGATCAGCTGCGGCTGCCGCTCGCTGTCATATTGCACGATCTTGTAGCTGGCGCCGGGCGTCACGCAATGCGCGGCGGAGAGCACCAGCGTCGGCGCGATCAGCGTGCCCGAACAGAAATTGCCGCGCGAGCCGACAATGGTGAGCACGCCGCGGCCGAGCGCATCCTGATCGACCCTGGCGCCGCCGACCAGCGCCTGCGCGGGCAAGACGAACGCCGTGGCTGCGAACAATGAAGTGAGCGCTGCCACCGCGAGCGCGCGACCTGTCTGAATCATGGCGGGATGTCACCGCCGCGCTGCCACGATGTCAATTCCCCGAATTGTCCCATCACATATGCCGAGGGCCGCATGTCTGCTGTGCTGCTGACACCGCCAGCGAACGAGCCGCTGACGCTCGCCGAGGCGAAGGCGTTTTTGCGCGTGGAACACGGCGATGACGATGACGTCATCACCGCGCTGATCGCGGCGGCGCGGGTGCATGTGGAGGCGATGACACGGCGCGCGCTGCTGGCGCAGACCTGGCGCTTCGTGCTGGACGCCTGGCCGCGCGACGGACGCTTTGCGCCGCGGATCGGGCCGCTGCGGGAACTGGTGGCGGCGCGGCTGGTCGATGCCGACGGCACGGTCCGCGACATGGATGGCGAGAGTTTTGTCGTCGATGGCGGGGCCAATGTGATCGCGGCGCCGTGTTTCGCGCTGCCGGTGCCAGGGCGCGCACGCGCGGGGATCGCGCTCGATGTGCGCTGCGGCTATGGCGCCGACGCCGGCGACGTGCCGGCGGATCTGCGCCAGGCCGTGCGGCTGCTGCTGGCGCATTGGTATGACCATCGCGTGGCGACGGCGGATGGCGCTTTGGTGCCGGCGAGCGTGAGCGCGTTGATCGCGCCGTATCGGATGCTGGCGCTATGAAAAATCCCGGCCGCATGAAGACGCGTCTCGTCATCGAGGCGCCCGTCGAGAGCGATGACGGGCAGGGCGGCGTGTTGCGCAGCCATGGGCCGGTGGCGACGGTGTGGGCCGCCGTGATGCCGGAGCGTGTGCAGCATGGCGGCGAGGCCGATAGCGATGGCGCGGTGGTGAAGCTGCGCATCGTGTTGCGCAGCGGACTGGCGCTGACGCTGCGGCACCGGCTGGTGGATGGCGAGCGGATCTATCGCATCACGGGGCTCAGCGACAGCGCGGATCGCCGCTTCACCGAGATCCATGCCGAGTATCGGGTGACATGAGGAGCCCATCATGCCTGCTGCCAATGTCGCGCTGCGCGCGGCGGTCCATGCGGCGCTGAAGGCCGACACCGCGCTGATCGCCGTGCTCGGCGGTGCGCGCGTGCATGACGAGGTGCCGCGCGATGCGGCGTTTCCCTATGTCACGCTCGGCGATGCCGTCATCACCGACATCTCCACCGATGACGGCGCCGTGCAGGAGCATCAGCTGGTGCTGCATGCGTGGTCGCGCCAGGGCGGGCACAGGGAGGCGCATGTGATGGCCGGCGCGCTGCTGCAGGCGCTGGACGATGCGCCGCTGACGCCCGCCGGGCATCGGCTGGTCCATCTGCGTTTTGCCGTGGCGGACATCCGCCGCGAGAGCGACGGGCGCACCTATCACGCGGTGCTGCGCTTACGCGCCGTCACCGAACCCCTGAGCTGAGAGGAGCGCTGCATGGCTGCACAGAAGGGCAAGGATCTGCTGCTGAAGATCCACAATGGCACCAGCTATGTAACGGTGGCCGGGCTGCGCAGCCGGCGCATCGCGTTCAATGCGGAGCTGGTGGACATCACCCACGCCGAGTCCGTCGATCGCTGGCGCGAGCTTCTGGCCGGCGCCGGCGTGCGGCGTGCATCGCTGTCGGGGCGGGGGCTGTTCAAGGACGGTGCGTCGGATGCGCTGGTGCGGCAGCAATTCTTCGACGGCACCATCAATCAGTGCCAGATCGCCGTGCCGGATTTCGGCACCATCACCGGCCTGTTCCAGGTCGCCAGCCTGGAATTCGCCGGCGAGCACAATGGCGAGGTCACCTTCGACATCGCGCTGGAATCGGCGGGGCCGCTCACTTTCGCGGCGGCGTGAGGAGGCGGCCATGGCGAACCGGCATCGCGGCGAGATTACGGCCGAGCTTGGCGGGCAGCAGCGCACGCTGGTGCTGACGCTCGGCGCATTGGCGGAACTGGAGGCTGCGTTCGGCGCGAGTGATCTCGTGGCGCTCGCGGAGCGCTTTGGCGGCGGGCGGCTGTCGGCGCGCGATCTGGTTGCGATCATCGGCGCCGGCTTGCGCGGGGCCGGTGAGGCGGTGAGCGATGACGAGGTGGCGGCGATGCGCGCGCCGGGCGGGGCGGCCGGCTTTGTCGCCATCGCGGCGGAACTGGTGGTCGCGACATTCGGCGATGGGGAGGGCGATGCGCCATGACAGCGTTTCCCTGGCAGGCGGCGATGCAGGTCGGCTTCGGCGTGCTGCGGCTGTCGCCGGATGCATTCTGGCGCATGACGCCGCGCGAGCTGGCCGCGGCCATGACCGCATTGCGCGGTGGCGTGCCGCAGACCATCGGCCGGGCGCGGCTGGATGAGTTGATGCAGCTGTTTCCCGATGACGAGGTCAGCCATGAGTGACACCCACGATCTGCAGGCAACGACGGCGGGTCTCGTCGGCCTCACCGATAGAACTGCCAGCCTGACCACGGCGGCGACGACTTTCGGCAAGACCATGACCGAGTCGTTTTCGGCGGCGAGCGTGAGCGGGCAGAAATTCGACGACGTGCTGAAATCGCTGGCCGCGAAGATGATGTCGCTGATGGCGAACCCGACGGCGGCGGGCCTCGTCGGCGGTTTGAAGAACATCGTGTCGAGCTTGATCGGCAATGCGAGCAGTGTGAAGGCCTTCGCGGATGGCGGCATCATCGGTGCGCCCAGCTATTTTCCGATGGCCGGCGGCACCGGGCTCGCCGGCGAGGCCGGGCCGGAAGCGATCCTGCCGCTGCAGCGCGCCGCCGATGGCAGCCTCGGCGTGGCGGCGCAGGGCGGCGGCAATGTCATCCATGTGCAGATCGCAACGCCGGACGCCGAGAGCTTTCGCCGCTCGGAGAGTTACGTCACCGGGCAGATCGCGCGCGCGGTGGCGCGCGGGCAGCGGAGCCTGTAGTGGAGACATCGCATGAGCGGTTTTCACGAGGTGCTGTTCCCGCTCGATATCGCGCTGAAGAGTGCGGGCGGGCCGGAGCGGCGGACCGAGATCGTGTCGTTCGGCTCCGGCCGCGAGGCACGCAATGCGCGCTGGGCGCATTCGCGGCGGCGCTTCGATGCCGGCTATGGCATCAAGACGCTGGAAGCGCTGCGCAGCGCGGTGGCGTTCTTCGAGGAGCGGCGGGGACGGCTGCATGGCTTTCGCTGGCGCGACCGGCTCGATCAGCTGTCGGGCGTGTCCGGCATCTCGCCGCACGACCAGGGCATCGGCACCGGCGATGGCAGCCGCCGCGCGTTTCAGCTGGTGAAGACCTATGGCGGCAGTTTTGCGCCGTATCAGCGGGTGATCGACAAGCCGGTGGACGGCAGCGTGCGGATCGCGGTGAATGGCAGCGAGCTGTTGCCCGCGGCATTCGCCTGCGATGCGACGACGGGACTGGTGACGCTGGCGGTTGCGCCATCTGCGGGAGCTGCGGTCACCGCGGGCTTTCGCTTCGATGTACCGGTGCGGTTCGACACCGATTATCTCGAAGTGGATCTGTCGGCCTTCGCGGCCGGGGCGATCCCGAAAATCCCGGTGGTGGAGATACGGATATGAGGGCGATCCCGTCCGCCTTGCAGGCGCGGCTCGACTCCGGCGTCACCACGCTGGCGCTGGCCTGGAAGCTGACGCGGCGAGATGGCGTGACGACGGGCTTCACCGATCACGATCGCGATCTCGCCTTCGATGGCGTGACCTTTCGCGCCGGCACCGGCTTCGCCGCATCGGAGGCAACGGGACGCGTCGATCTCGCCGTCGATGGCGGCGACATCGCCGGTGCGCTGGATGGCGACGGCCTCAACGAAGCGGATCTCGCCGCGGGACGCTATGATGCCGCGAAGATCGAGACCTGGCTGGTGGACTGGAGCGACGTCGCGTTGCGCGTCCTGATGGCGCGCGGACGGATCGGCGAAGTCAAACGCGAAGGCATCGCCTTCATCGCGGAAATCCGCGGCCTCGCGGACCTGCTGTCGCAGGAAAGCGGCCGGCTGTACACGGCGAAGTGCAATGCCGATCTCGGCGACGCCAGTTGCAAGGTCAATCTCCACGATGCCGCACGCCGCGGCACCGGAGCGGTTGGTGACATGCTCGGCACGTCCATCTTCGTCGCCGAAGGTCTTGCAGCTTTTGCGGATGGTCTCTTCACGTCCGGACGGCTGACCTGGACCGGCGGCGCCAATGCGGGCCTGTCCATCGAGGTGAAGCAGCATCGCGCCGATGACGGCGAGGTGATGCTGTCGCTGTGGCAGGCGATGCCGGAACCTGTCGCGTCCGGCGACACGTTCACCGTGACCGCCGGCTGCGACAAGACACTCGCAACCTGCCGCGACCGCTTTGCCAATAGCGAGAATTTCCGCGGCTTTCCGCATATTCCCGGCAATGACTTCATCATGAGTTATCCGACGCCGGGCACACTGTCGGAGGACAGCGGCGAACCGATGTTCGGATGAGCTCAGTCGCCTGATGCCGGCGCCTGTGCATGCCAAGGCGCGAGCGCGACCAGAACCGCAAATGCGGGACCGATCACTGCCTGTTTCACGCGCTGTGCTCCCGTCATCCTATTCGGCGATGATCTCGCCGGAGCCGCCGAACTCGGATGGAAAGTCTTTCAGCTTCGGCAGGCCGTCCTTCATCGGCAGCACGGTCTCGGCGTAGTTGACATGCACCGCGGGCTCGAAGCGCAAGGTCGGGAGCATGGCGGCGAAGACATCGATCAGGCCCAGCGGCGGATGGTTGTTCATCAGATGCCCGCCGCATTGATTGCAGTATTGACGCTGACTGAGTGCGGTCTTCTGGAAGCTGGCGATGTGTTCGGCACCCGCCGTGACACGGACCGCCGAAGGTTTCCACAGGCTGAACGCATTGACCGGGCCGCCGGACCAGGAGCGGCAGGAACGACAGTGGCAATAGCCCATCGCTTCCGGAGCGCCGTCGACTTCGATCTCGACGGCGCCGCAGAAGCATTTTCCAACATGCGTCATGGCTCACTCCCTCTCAGGTTTGCGTCGATCCCGCATGGCAGCGCGGGAGATCGGCGGCTCTGCTGGCAGTCGCGCGGCCGGCCAACGTCATTCGATTGAAGGACGTTGGTCCGCCACCGGAATGAGGATCGCGCATTGCGGCAGCGCCATGTCAAAGGAGCAACAGATGCCGGAAACAAGCTTGCGCACCGCCATCGTGGCGGAGGCGCGCAGCTGGATCGGCACGCCGTATCGGCATCAGGCATCGCTCAAGGGCGTCGGCTGCGATTGTCTCGGCCTGGTACGCGGGGTCTGGCGCAACTGTATCGGCGCCGAGCCCGAAGCGCCGCCGCCTTACGCGCCAGACTGGGCTGAAGCGCGCGGCGAAGAGGCACTGGCGACGGCAGGTCAGAGGCATCTCATTGCCGTGGCGTGCGATGCCTTCGAGGCCGGCGACGTGCTGCTGTTTCGCTGGCGCGACGGTTGCGTGGCCAAACACGCCGCGATCGCCAGCGGCGAGGGCACGATGATCCACGCGCATGACGGCGCAGCCGTATGCGAAGTCGCACTGGCGCCATGGTGGCGACGACGGCTGGCATTCGCGTTTCGGTTTCCGGGGGCTGTCTGATGTCCACGCTCGTTCTCTCCATGGCCGGCAGGGCGATCGGCGGGGTGTTCGGGCCCGCGGGCGCGGCTATCGGGCAGATTGCGGGAGCGGCGATCGGTGGGCTGATCGACGATGCGCTGTTCGGCAGCGGCAAGGGTACGGAAGGGCCGCGGCTCGGCAGTCTCGACGTGATGTCGTCCAGCGAGGGCGCGCCGGTGCCGCGCGTCTATGGCCGGGCGCGGCTCGCGGGGCAGGTGATCTGGGCGACGCAGCTCGAGGAAGTGGCCGGCACCGATGACGGCAGCGGCGGCAAGGGATTTGGCGGCGCGGATGACAGCGGCGCGACCTATAGCTACTTCGCCAATTTCGCGGTCGGGCTGTGCGAGGGGACGATCGGCCGCGTCGCGTGCATATGGGCCGATGGCAAGCCGCTCGATCTCGACGGCATCAATTTCCGCGTCCATCGCGGCAGCGAGGACCAGGCGGCGGATGCGCTGATCGTCGCCAAGGAAGGAGCGGGTCACGCGCCGGCCTATCGCGGGCTCGCTTATGTGGTGTTCGAGCGGCTGCCGCTGGAGAATTTCGGCAACCGGATCCCGCAGCTGTCATTCGAGGTGATCAGGCCGATCGGTCTGCTCGAACAGATGACGCGGGCGGTGACACTCATCCCGGGCACCACGGAATTCGGCTATGAGCCGTCGCCGGTGGTGCAGGTGGTGGGGCCCGGTGAGGCGGCGCCGGAGAACCGCCATATCGCCTCGGCGCGCAGCGACGTGGTGGCGGCGCTGGATGATCTGCAGGGCATGTGCCCGAACCTCGAACGTGTCGCCATCGTGGTCGCCTGGTTCGGCTCTGACCTGCGCGCGGGTCACTGCGTGATCAGGCCGGGCGTCGACAGCCTGGTGAAGGAGACCGATCCGCTGCTGTGGTCGGTGCAGGGCGTGATCCGGCCATTCGCCTATGTGGTGTCGCAGGCGGATGGGCGCCCGGCCTTCGGCGGCACGCCGTCCGATGCAAGCGTTGTGAATCTCATCGCGGAGCTGAAAGCGCGTGGGCTGAAGGTCACCTTCTATCCGTTCGTGATGATGGATGTGCCCGCCGGCAATGCGCTGCCCGATCCATGGAGCGGTGCGGCCGCGCAGCCGGCCTATCCGTGGCGCGGGCGGATCACCTGCCATCCGGCGCCGGGCGTGGCCGGCTCGCCGCAAGGGACGAGCGAGGCCGGTGCGCAGGTGGATGCGTTCTTCGCCGGTGGTGTGTGGAATTATCGCCGGATGGTGCTGCATTACGCGAATCTCGTCGCGCTGGCGGGCGGCGTCGATGCGTTTCTGATCGGCTCGGAATTGCGCGGGCTGACGCGGGTGCGCTCAGGCGCCGGCGTGTATCCGGCCGTCGCGCAGTTGTCGGCGCTCGCGGCCGAAGTGAAGTCCATCACCGGCGGCGGCACTGTCGTGACCTATGGCGCCGACTGGACGGAATATGGCGCCGATGTCGTCACGCCTGACGCGTCGGAGGTGCGGTTTCCGCTCGATGCCTTGTGGGCCTCGCCGGCCATCGATGTGGTGGGCATCGACTATTATGCGCCGCTGTCGGACTGGCGCGATGGCGCGTTGCATCTTGATCGGGGGCAGGCCGGCTCGATCCATGACCGCGACTATCTGCGCGGCAATGTCGCTGGTGGCGAGGCCTATGACTGGTTCTATCCGGACGATGCCGCGCGTGGCGCGCAGCTGCGCAGCGCGATCAGCGACGGGCTCGGCAAGCCCTGGATGTTCCGGCTGAAGGATCTGTGGGGCTGGTGGTCGCACACGCATCATGAGCGTGTCGGCGGGGTCGAGATCGGTGCCACCGCCTGGGCGCCGCAGAGCAAGCCGATCTGGCTGACCGAGGTCGGCTGCCCCGCGGTCGATAAGGGCGCCAATCAGCCCAGCGTGTTTCCCGATCCGAAATCGTCCGAGAATTTTGCGCCGTATTTTTCCAGCGGCGCGCGCGATGACCTGATGCAGCGGCGCTATCTCGAAGCGCTGCTGTCGGCCTTCGATCCCGTCCATGGCGGCAGCGATGCACTCAATCCGGTGTCGCCGGTCTATGGCGGGCGGATGATCGACGTGTCTGCCATCCATCTGTGGACCTGGGATTCCAGGCCCTATCCGATGTTTCCGGCGGCGCAGGATGTCTGGAGCGACGGGGCCAACTGGCATACCGGACACTGGCTCAACGGTCGCCTCGGCGGCGCACCGCTGGATGCGCTGGTGGAGCAGCTGGCGCGTGACAGCGATGTCAAGGGCATCGATGCTTCGGCGCTGCGCGGCGGCTGCGACGGCTATGTGGTGGACCGGCCGATGGCGCCGCGGGCGATGATCGAGCCGCTGGCTGTCGCCTATGCCTTCAATGCGACGGCAACGGATGGCGCATTGCGCTTCATCCCGCGCGGCGGCGAGGTGGTGGCGGAGTTTTCCGAGGACGATCTCGTGGCGCCGGAGCAGGGCGCATTGGCGCAGGTGGTGCGCGCGCAGGAGACGGAATTGCCGCGGCAGATCGGCATCGGCTTTTCCGATGCGCTGGCGGACTACCGACGCGGCGCGGTGACATCGCGCAAGCTGGTCGGCGGCGCCAACCGGCTGCTGCAGGCCGATCTCGCCGTCATCACCAGCGATGCCGCAGCCACCCAGCGCGCCGAGGTCTGGCTGCAGTATCTGTGGGCCGGGCGCGAGCGCGCCAACTTCGCGCTCGGCATGGCGTCGCTTGCGCTGGGTCCCGGCGACGTGATCGCGCTGACGCTGGACGGGCGGCGACGGCTGTTCGAGATCGAGGCGCTGATCGATGCCGAGGCGCGGCGGGTGACGGCACGCAGCATCGATCCCGACCTGTTCGACGTGCCGCTGCTGCAGCCGACCATCCGGACACCGGTGGTGCCACCGGCGCTCGGGCCGTTGCAGGTCGTGGTGCTCAACCTGCCTGTGATCGACAACGGCCAGGCAGATGTGCTGACGCGGCTCGCGGTGTTTGCCAATCCGTGGCCGGGAGGGGTGACGATCTGGCAGTCGAAGGATGCGGCGAGTTTTCAGGTGACAGCTTTTGCGCCGATGCCGGCGGTGATCGGCGAGACGCTGGATGTCCTGCCCGCCGGACCAGTGGCGCGCTGGGACAACGCATCGCGCCTGCGCGTGCGCCTGTATGGCGGCGTGCTCAACGCGCTGTCGGATGCGCGGGTGCTCGGCGGCGGCAATGCGGCAGCGGTGCAGAACGGCGATGGACGATGGGAGGTCTTTCAGTTTGCGCAGGCCGAACTCGTGGATGAGCGGACCTATCTCTTGTCGCGGCTGCTGCGGGGACAGGGCGGCAGCGAACAGGCCATGGCAGCGGCGTTGCCCGCTGGCGCCCGTTTCGTTCTGCTCGATGCCAGCCTCGTCCCCATCGCCCGCGGACTGGATGCATTGGACCGGCCGCTGTCGCTGCGGCTCGTCGGCCGCGGGCGCAGTACCGACGATCCGAGTGCCACGGCGCTGACGGTGGTGCCGGATCGCACCGCGCTGCTGCCGCTGGCGCCGGTGCATGTGAAAGCCGTGCGCAAGAGCGACGGCGTGCATGTGAGCTGGATCCGCCGCACGCGCAGCGATGGCGATGGCTGGGCCGGCGAGGTGCCGCTGGGCGAGGATGGCGAGGCCTATCGGCTCGATATCCTTGCGGGCAGCAGCGTCAGGCGCAGCATCGCCTGTACGGCTCCGCTGGCGCTGTATGCGGCGGCAGATGAGGTCGCGGACTTTGGCGGGCCGCAGACGAGCCTGCATCTGCGGGTGATGCAGATGTCCGGGACCGTCGGCGCGGGACGGGCCGTGGATATCACGATCGATTTGTAGCCGTCATTGCGAGGAGCCCTTGAGACGAGGCAATCCAGTTCTTGGCTTTCTGTATTGCTTCGCTGCGCTCGCAATGACGACGGAGAGCGAATAATGACCGACACCCCCAATCTCGGACTGCCCTATATCGATGGTGGGCAGGCGCAGAAGCATGTCACGCATAACGAGGCGTTGCGCATGCTCGATGCCGCAATCCAGATCGCGGTGCTGGACAGGACGCGCATGGCGCCGCCTGCATCACCGACGGAAGGCCAGCGACATGTGGTGGCGGCTGGCGCCAGCGAAGCCTGGGCCGGTCAGGCGCATGCAATCGCTACGTGGCAGGATGGCGCCTGGGCGTTTCTCGTGCCGAAAGCCGGCTGGTGTATCTGGTCGATCGCTGACGATGTCATGCTGGTATTCGATGGCACGGCCTGGCGCGACCTGCGCAATCTCGCGCTCGACAATGCCGCGCATCTCGGTGTCAACACGGCCGCCGATGCCACCAATCGGCTGAGCGTCAAATCCGATGCCGTGCTGCTGTCGCATGACGATGTGACGCCGGGCAGCGGCGACCTGCGGATGGTGTTGAACAAGGCGCTGGCGGCGAGGGATGCGGGACTGGCTTTCCAGACGGGATTTTCGGCAAGGGCTCTGCTCGGGCTGCTCGGCGACGACAATCTCGCCATCAAGGTCTCGGCCGATGGCACGGTGTTTCGTCCGGCGCTGACCATCGATCGCAGCAACGGGCAGGCCAGCCTGATGCAGTCGCCAAAGTTCTCGGCCTATATGAATTTCGACAAATACTGCGCGGCGAATACACCGACGAAAGTGCAGTTCAACAACGGGCGGCACAATGATTTCAGCGTGTTCGACGCGGCGAACAGCCAGTTCGTGGCGCCGGCGGCAGGCTATTATTTCATCGGCTATCGGGTGCTGTTCAAGGCCAATGCGGCGCTGCCGGTATCGATGATCGCCACACTCTACAGGAATGGCAGCGAGCTCATCGACGATGCGCGGATGCAGACCTCAACGGCGCTGGTCAGCAACAAGACATCGCTGAGTGCCAACACCGTGCTGAAGCTCGCGGCCGGCGACACGATCGCCGTCTGGGCGGTGCTGGAAACCAATGACGGCTACATCGCGGCCGCGCAGAACAGTTTTTACGGCCACCGCATTCCCTGACGAAGGCCGTAGGGCGGATGAGCGCAGCGTCATCCGCCGCAGCGTTTCAACCATGAACTCGGCCGGCGGATGACGCCTTCGGCTTATCCGCCCTACTGATCCAACCATCGGAGCATGTCATGCAACTCGATGAAGCCAGCCTGCGACGCCTGTGGCCGCGGGGCGATAGCCGCGTGCCCGGCCTGGTCGCCGGCATCGCACGATCCTCACAGGATGTGTTCGCGCGTCACGGCATCGCGACGCCAGATCTCGTCGCGCATGTGATGGCGCAGATCAGCCACGAATGCGGGGCAGGGCACGATGTGGTGGAAAACATGAACTACAAGGCCGCGCGCATGATGCAGGTGTGGCCGTCGCGCTTTCCGACATCGGCGAGTGCTCAGCCTTTTGCGGGCAATCCGCGGGCGCTGGCCAACAAGGTCTATAACGGCCGCATGGGCAATCGCACCGGCTCGGACGACGGCTGGAATTTTCGCGGCCGCGGTGGCGCGCAGACGACGGGACGCGAGGGCTATCAGCGCGTGAAGAAGGCGACCGGGCTCGATGTGATCGCGCAGCCGGACTTGTTGATCGATCCCGCGCATTTTCTCAACTGCGCGGTGTCCGACTTCATCAATTGCGGTTGCCTGCCTTTTGCGAAAGCGGATGACGTCGTCGGGGTCACGAAGCGGCTGAACGGCGGCACGATCGGCCTTGCGGAGCGCAAGGTGTGGCTTGCGAAGTGGAAGCGCGAGTTGGCGGCCACAGTGACGAAGCCGACCATCGCATCGCCGCCGCTCGCGCCGGAGATGCCGGACGCCCGGCCATCTACCGTCGCATCCATCATTGCCGCTGTCCTTGCGGCATTCCGGAGGGCCTGATCATGGAATGGGGCGATCTTGCAAGGCAGGTGATTTCCCTGGGCGCACCGATGCTCGGTACCGCCCTAGGCGGGCCGCTCGGCGGCATCGCGGGCGAGATTCTGGCCAAGACCATCGGCGCGGCGTCCTGGACGCCGGCGAGCGTGCAGGCGGCGTTGCCCACCGTCGATCCGAACAAGTTGGCCGAGGCTGAATCGCGATGGGCGGAGATGATCCGCGCCGAGGCGGAGACGCAGCGGGCGGCGATCACGGAAACCCAGGCGACGATCCGCGCCGAGCTTACCAGCGAGGACGCCCTGCAGCGCTGGTGGCGGCCGGCCTACGCGCTGGAATTGACGGTGGAATGCGGCGCGCTGTGGGCGGTACTCATGCATGAATTCTGGACCGGAGACATCCAGACCATCAATGCGCTGGTCAATGCCACGGCGCTGCTAGTGACCTATTGGGGGTTCCGTTTCGGCGTGTTAGGCGTCTATATCAGCGGCCGCACCCGCGAAAAGGTCAGCGCGGTTACCGGGCAGGATGCGCCCGGGATGATCGAAAAGCTGGTCAAAACGGTATTGGCCAAAGAGGGTGTGAAGAAAAAGTAATATCGGCGGCGGCCGGTATTCATTTGGCGTTCACCCACCGGGGGTTCCATTCGGTGTGTGAACGTGGAGAACGAAAGTGCGTCTGCTCGTCGTCGAAGATGATCCCGATCTGAACCGTCAGCTTACCACTGCGCTGACCGATGCCGGCTATGTTGTCGACCGCGCCTTCGATGGCGAGGAGGGGCACTTCCTCGGTGACAGCGAGCCCTATGACGCGGTGGTG